AATTATTCTAATTTTGCCCTATTTTGTGCTTAGGTGGCTACAGCTATAGTCCTGACATCCCTGGCCCCTCCCCCGGCCCAAGTTATCCACAGGTTTTCCACAACCCCCAGAGTTATCCACAGGTTGCACACAGGTTGGGGATATCCTGTGCATATCCTGTGGATAAACTTGAGCTGCTGTGCATAAGTTATCCACAGGTTGTACACAGGTTATCCACAGGAGCAACCAGAGTTATCCACAGGTTTATCCACATGGCCCCTGAAGCTCCAGAATCGCCGCCTAAGGGCCACTAATGCGGACCCGTGCAAAACCATTGGGGAAACTTTATTCGAGTTTTTAAGTTTTAGGGGTTGAAATGCGTATGCCTATGTAGTAGCCACAGGAGACAACTTAGGACCATTTGGAACCACTTGACCACAGCACCAATATTTAGTATTTAAGGGGTGTCGCCAGTGGCGGCCACTATATAACATTTTGGAATAAGGATAGAACGAAATGAACACACTACGATTGATGGAACGAATTGAACGAAGGGCTGAGGCCTTTCCCTTTGAGTGCGAGATTATTCGGGCTGACATCTCAGCGACCCGTGACGCGGCAATCATCACACTCAAGCGACTACATAGGCCTGAGGAACGGGCCTACTCGACCCACTATTACGCAGGGTGCAACGACGGGCTACATCATGGTCACTATGACATGGCCTACGGGACTGCAATGTCAGACCACACGGACCGCGCAATGCGTGAATGGGGGTGAACAATGCTTAAGCTAACGACAGTTCGAGAGGTGCCCTTCGGGGCCACTGTTCACCTAGTGCGGAGTGGTAAGCCCACCAGCACTACCTATGTGCGGAGGGCCTACGATAGGTCCGACCGCACCTTTGACCTAGATAGCTGGGACGATATCAATAAACAGGTGTTTGCTAAGGGTAGTCGCCTAGTGTTCTGGGACACTGACATGCCATTAACAACAAACTGGGGCCACTACGGAGGGTTTTAACAATGGGACAGACAATCAAAATCAAAACTGAGGGTTACAACGGCCACCAGTCATGGGACCACTGGAACGTATCCCTGTGGCTGTCTAATGATGAGTGGCTATACAAACAGTGCATGGAGATCCTCAAGAATCACCCGAACTTAAGCGAGGCCGCTGGTGTATTAATGTGGTTCTACGATCTGGAAGGAAAGACCACGCCGGATGGTGGTGCATTTAACCTATCGACAGTGACTGAGGCCCTTCGGGGCCTTTCGGAGGACTAATGCGCGAATCCAAACTATCTAACGAACTGGCATCCGAATTTGGGTGCCGTGTCGTTTCACGGGCTGACTACGAAGACGATATGGCGTCATACGGCTTTTACTATGAACTCTACGGGGCCAGTGCGCCCCTTAAGGAAATTAAACAGTGGGTTAAGGAATGGGCGAGAGATCATTATTATTTTCGCTGTGGGTGTTCTCACGACTGCTGTGGGTGTTCATTCCTGCAGTTTGTAAACGTCATGCCTAAGTATTCAGGTGATGACAATGATGATTTCGTTATTCACGAGGAATGGGGGAGAAATTACTAATGAGAGAAACAGCGACTAAGATTACCAAAAATCAACAGGTGGCTTTATTGCGCAAGTGGAAACAAAGCAACCAAGGGATGACCTACTTGCAGTTCAGGCGAGGCGCTATGCCTATGTTCCTAGATCCGGCAATAGTCGTTAAATGGTGTGACATGTATTTAGCTATCGAACCGGATGGCTATACCCACAGTTGATAAAGGGGAGGCCCTAGGTAATACTGGGGCCTCTGCTGTATCAATTGGAGGAAAGTAGAAAATGAACCTAAAAGAAATATTGGAGGCATCAAAGCGCCTAGATACTTTAACTAACGCTAATGATGTATTAAAAGAATTAAACACTGTTTTAACCCGTGTTAACGAAAGTAAAAAACCAGAGGAAAAAGAAAATGAAACTAACACCAATCGGTAGCAACAAAACACAAGTCACCTTTGACCTGTCTAATGGTCCTATGGACATTCTGTTTAGTTATAAAACACCCGTGGCCGCTAAATTGCCCAATGGTCGTTTCTTGCGTACTAAACAAAAATACTCAATTACCACCACTAAGCATATTAATCAGTGGTTAAGAGCAAATAATGCCGTAGACACTGAGGCAGTCCCACAGTCACGAATAGAGGAATTGGTCCAATGAATAACGAACCACAGGGCGTACCTATAAACGAAAGGCCAGTGTTACAAGCACTGGTTAACCTTGCACTGGCAGACACTGGCAATTCTGTCAGTGTTTCTATGGCTGGTGAGTATGATTACGAGGTTAAAAACTCTAGAGATCCTCAAGAAATCCTAAGTAACATGGCTTTAGGTGACGATGATGAATTTTTTATAAAGGATTCAAACAATAGTCAATTAGCTTGGTTTTTATTGATATATAACAACGGGTCCGATTATGATCCTATGGTAGTTATCAGTGATTATTCTGCTAATGACTACGCAGAGGGTATCTACAATACCTTAAATGAAAATTTTGGTGATGAGGACTACTAATGGAATCCATTGTTGACTACTACACTTCACGTACGATGAATGACGGAAAAGCCATAGTTTACTGTGGTTTTTCCTCTATCAATAACGCTTACCTTGTATGGCGTAATGATAACAATGTAAGTAATGATTTACTTATTCACAGTGAACACGATATGGCCTTAGAAGACTTTAATGACCGTATTGAGTTTGCACGTATGGCTGGAGTACTAGACTAATGAAAAAGAAAAGACATTTATACGGTGATTACCACATGACCTATGACCAGATTGCAGCTGTCCTAGGTTTAACAAGGGAAGAGGTGAGGGGTATCGAAAGATCCGCATTGAGAAAAATTAGGATTCATGGTACCCTTCAAAGGTTTGTTGGTGCTAAGGAGGACTAAATATGTCTACTGTTTTTGTATGTTGTTCATGTAACGACTACGTTAGAAATGAAAAAGAAGTATACTTTATAGAAACCTATGATGACTGGGTGTGTATTTATTGTTATGAAAATTTAGATGAGGAGATCGACTAATGACTAAGGAAACTTGGGAAGTTTGGCACGATGATTATCAGGACTACATGGAAGGTGAAGGCCTATACGAGGACTCTGAGGTTGATGACTTAGAGGAATGGAAAAAGGCTGAACAGATAGTTATTGACACAGTGATTAATAAACTTAAGGATGATTACTATGGTTGAACAGATGTTACCACCAGATCCTCAAGAGATGTTCACTGCAGAGGAGATTGATGAGTTTCTCTATATGACCTCTATGATTGAGGAGTACGAGGTGGAGATGTTTCGGTTGAAAGTAAAACAAAGAATAAAAACAATGGGCTTTCAAGAGATTGAAGAAAACTTCTTAGAAATCTACGGCCCTAACTGGAGGGAAAACCTGTGAGGTGTAAGGCTTGTAATAGAATTCTAGAGGATTTTGAACTAACTAAAAAGGATGCACATGGTAACTTTATTGATTTTTGCGGCTACTGCCTTAATTTTACTGTTAATTACGGGGGAATAGAGATTGAAGAGGAAGTAGATAACCTATATGGGTTATTGACAAATGACGATGATTCTGATACCCTCTTCTAAAGTAGTCTTAAGTAGTAACTATAGAAGTAAACTATTGTAATTAACCATAGTAGTTAACCATAATAGTTAACTACATTAGTAAACCTAAGGAGCAACTTAAGTATGGCAATTGACGAAAAGAGCATATACGTAGTCGATGGTGGTGACTACTCCATCTACTGCCTAGGCTACACACAAGCCCGTACAGTGACCAATGACATCATGAGGCTTGACCCTTGGGGTGGTATACCCTTTGTGCTACGTAAGGACCTAGAGCTGTCTCTAGACGACCGTGGAAACGTGGTAATGACCAAGTCCACATTGGACAAGATTTTGATCCTAGCCAGTGACGAACTACCAGAGATCGAGGGTGACGCATGACTTATCAACAACTACTAGAGACACTCCAGAGAATGCCAGAGTGTTACCTAAATCAAACAGTAATGTTCCAAGGGTTCGAGGAACAAACCACCATTGGTGCGGCACGGGTGTCCTTCTTTTCCTACGAATACATTGACAACGACCCAAGCATACCTCCAGAGGGTAACTTTGTACTGTCGTTCGATTAAAAACCATGATATACTAAACGTATGGTTGCAATAACGCGCCATAAGACGATAACGGAGACTATTCCATGACAAGTGTAATTGAAGGTATTGTAAACTTTAGCAACATCACCCAGCATGACGTGTTCAATGGGCAGGACACTGGTGCATTCTCAATGACAGTAACGCTGTCTGAGGACGACGCAACAACACTGGCCGCACAGGGTGTTAAGATTAAGGACTACCAAGGTGCAAAGCAGCGCAAGTTCAAGTCCAAGTACGACATCAAGACCTTTGACGCAGAAGGTAATCGCTACAATGGTGAGGTTCCTTATAACTCAAAGGTTCGCTTGAAGTTTAAACTAGGTAATGCACACCCAGTACACGGTGTTGCTACTTACCTCGAGGCCATTAAGGTTCTTGAGGAAGCGGAGATGTTAGAGTCAGAATCTGCTGACTTTTAATGGCTAATTTTCTTAGACATGAAGGGTGTCCGAAGTGTGGTTCTTCGGATGCCCTTGCTATTTACGATGACGGTTCTACATATTGTTTTAATTCCGTCTGTGACTATCGCACAAGAGGTGACGGTTCTGTGTCTACTGAAACACTGCCAAAAGCAAAACCCCTTAATATGGCTGGGGTGGTAGCTTCAATACCTAATCGCCGTATATCCCAAGAAACCTGTTCCAAGTACGGTGTAACTGTTGAGTACTCCGGTACAGGTGAAATCATTAAACACTTCTACCCTTACTATAGTACGGACACTAACGAGATATGTGCCGCAAAGGTACGTGAGGTTAAAACTAAAAGTTTTTACTCAACAGGGGACAGCAAGTCCGCTGGTTTCTTTGGTCAACAGAAATGTATTGGTGGTAAGTTTATAACTATCACTGAAGGTGAACTGGACGCCTTATCTGTTTACGAAATGTTTAATAAACAGTACGACGTTGTGTCACTTCGGTCAGGCGCTAGTAATGCCAGTAAAGAGATTAAAGAACAGCTTGAGTGGCTAGAGGAGTACGACAACGTAGTCCTTTGTTTTGACAATGATAAGGCAGGTGACGCTGCTCTGGAGCAAGTTAAAGACCTCTTTAGCCCTAACAAATTAAAGATATGTAAATTACCCCTGAAGGACGCCAGTGACATGCTGATGGCTAACAGGGTTAAGGACTTTACTCAGGCATGGTGGAATGCAAAGGTTTACAGACCTGACGGTATCGTAGCTGGAGCAGACACTTGGGAAGCCTTAGTAGAAAAGCGACAGGTAAAATCAATCCCTTATCCTTGGGAAGGCCTTAATGATATAACTAGGGGGCATAGGCCGTATGAACTCGTTACGATCACCAGCGGTAGTGGTATGGGCAAGTCACAGTTCATCAGAGAAATTGAGTATGACCTTTTACAGCGATGTGAAGGAAATATTGGGGTGCTGGCCCTCG